AAATAATGGTACGTCAATTTGTGGTAATGGCATAATAATTCACTCCTAATTTATATTATATACTGCGTCTAAGAATTTGTTTGAGATCTAAATCTTTAAAATTCATAAACCTTTTCAATCCTTTGTATTTACTACCTACCGGCAATCCATCTGATTTCCAGTACTTATATGATACGGATACGTTAACCCTATTCACACTGTCATTGGACTGCGCCAGCGGAGTCAATCCAAGAGACCTAGGGACAACATCTACTAGTTCCCACGTATTAGTTCGGTTGTCATTTCGATCCAACGTATGTATGGATATTGCACCGGTATAGTTGTCGTAAAATCCAACTTCTTTAGATAATGGGTCAACTGTAATTCTACCCATCCAATCTTCAAAGAATGCTCGGACGTCCCAATTTGTGTCACAATAAAATGTAAAGGTAGCATTGTCACCAAAGTATTCAATACCCTGCGCTCTAGGCTCAACCCAATTACCAATTTTAATTGGAGTATATGGGATTAGTAATCCGGGGACAGTTGCTTCTTCACACAAAATTGACACATGCCTATCCGCACCCAAACTACTGGGTCCGTTAATTTCTATTTCAAATCTGCTTGAGCGAGAAAGATCTTCACTTCGCACTTTAGCTATAAAGTCTTTTACTTTAAAATATGAGCCTGCCATTACATTCTAGCCCTCGAATCGCTGTATATTTTGGTTTTGCTTGCCCCCACAAATTGTTCAACTGGTAAAAATATTGCAGCCTTCCAATCTTCGGGATTAACTTTTATTAGTCTTGATCTTATTTGACTATACAGATAACGGTGCACCGTTGGCTTTACTCCGGGGAATCTCGCGGCCCGTTGTAATATATCCCAACTGTAACGCATAACTGTATCAGGTCCATAAGTCTTTGTATCTTTTGTTTCAAGTAAAGCACCTAGTAACTCGCCCCGTAGTATGTGGGGTAAGTAATGTAGATTTAGCCCGTAGAATCCACCACTGGCATCTTCATAGGGTAATACGAGAGGAAAGCTATCATAATAAGGTAGTGTTGCTTTATGTTTAGGGTCATACAAAAACATGTACATACTACCAATCTCTGGACGCCCTGTTTCTACTTTACCTAAGTCAGATGCCATTGCCTTACTAGGAGTATTAATACCACTTGCAATTTTTCTTACCTCACGCTGATACCAGTCCATAGATTTACGCTGGTCGCTTGAGTTTGCTCTGATTTGTTCAAAAGGATTAGCCATACCCTTATTTATACGAGATTCCAAGTTCCCTTTCAGTTATTATTTTAAACACCCAACCACTGTCAATACAGATCTCTTCGGCTGCCTGCCATTTAGCTAAGTTGACTCCCCATTGCTTGACTTCACTTATAAAGCGTTTTGTTTTGCGTTTAGGAATTTTCGGTTCTTGGGTGAACCTATATGGCTTTACTTCAATGAGATATTTCTGCTCTCGGATTTTAATATAGAAATCAGGGAAGTATCTATGCATCCTATTGTCTAACGGAGAGCGATAAGGTATAACAATTTCTTCAGACCCCCATTCAGTAATGTCATCGTTCATATCACACCATTTCATAAATTTAAGCTCATAGCTTGAGCGATAAATAACATTGGCTACATTGCCTCTGTACTTGCGGGGGTTCTTCGGATTAAAACGACCTTTGTGTACATTGGCGGAATAATTCATATAAATAGTCTTAAATAATAGGGTATAGGAGTATTTATCTAAATGGCGGATGAAGAAAAGCAGAGCATCTGGGCTAGGGGCATAGATCTCCTCACTCAGACCGGGAACGCGATTACTGGTGCCGGTGCAGTCGATGACAATGAGGTTGCAGTTCTTAAGGCAGAACGGAAAGCCTCAACACAAACTGCTGAGGAACTGGCTGCCAGGGCTAAAAAATACGGCACCCCAACGACTCACCGATACCCATCAAATGTCGATTCTTCAGAACAACCTCACTCGGTGCGTTTTCGCATTAAAGTTAGAGAGCAATCTGCAATTGGGCAAGCACTTACATCCCGCAGTGGAGGCAACTTAAATTATGAAGATAGCAACGGTAGTAGAGTATCAGCAGAAAATTATGGAAGTATTCTAGGAGCGGGTGTCGGGGCAGTTGCCGCCGGTTCTGCATTGGGTGCATTGGCTGGGGGTAAAGGAGCCATACAGAAAATTGCTCTAGGTGGTATAGCTGCCGGTATAGGATATGCCGGCGCTAAGGCTTTGGGGGGTACACCCAACCGCACAATAAAAACACAGACGTTTATACAGTTGTATATTCCACAGTCAGTATCAACCGCATATAGCGCACAATGGCAAGACGCTGAACTCGGTGCAATTGTGGGAGTCCTTTCAAAGGGAACTGATGGCAGTATTGCTTCCATATTACAGGGTGGGGGTGAATTTGCGGCTAGGTCAGTTGCAGGTGGTGCTGGTGCGCTGGCTAAGGGGCTAGGTGTTGATTTAGATGCGCGGGGTGCAATACAGGCAGCTAGCCGTAAAGTTGAAAATCCAAATAAAGAGCAACTGTTTAAGACCATGAACTTTAGGGATTTTGCATTTGAATATAAATTTGCTCCTAAAAATCGCAGTGAGTTGCAGTCAGTTATGCATATTATACATGAGTTTAAGATTCATATGCATTCTGAGAAAGATGCTTCTGGATTGTTTTTAGTTTACCCTTCGGAGTTTGACATACAATATCAATACAAGGGAAAGCAAAATAACTTTGTAAATAAAATTGCATCATGTGCGCTTACTGATGTAAAAATTACATATGGTGCCAGTGGACAGTTTACAACATTCAAGGATGTGGGTGGTGCGCCATCTGAAATTACAATGCAGTTAGCATTCAAAGAACTTGAAATACTCACTAGAGAGAAAATAGAGGGCGGATACTAAAATGTTTTTTAGACAGTTTCCCCAACTTGCATATAAAATTGATGATGCATTAATTACCGTTACCGATATTTTTAGGCGGGTTGTCCCACTTGAAAAATTTATAGTACAGGAAAGTTTTTTAGAAACCTATACTTTGAAAGCAGGTGAAAGGCCTGAAGATCTGGCGTTTCAATTATATGGGAGCGCAGAGTATCATTGGATATTGTTACTAATAAACAATATTGTAGATCCCTTCAATGAATGGTATTATACTCCCGAACAACTTCAGGTCTTTGTTGATCAAAAGTATGGCAAGAATGAGGGTAATGCAACTCATTCTTGGGTAATGACTACTAATACCGATATTAAGGTTGATTATAATGCAGGTAAATTTTCATCGGGAGACATACAAGAATTGACACACTTGCAATACGAAATGTCCGTGAATGACGCAAGACAAGAAATAAAAGTCTTACATCCGAGATATTTGAACGATTTTGTTGCTGAATTCAAACAGTTAATCGGACAATAATATGACAGACATGAATCAATCTGCAGGTGATGTTAGGCTTGAGCAACTATATCTAACAAACTTTAAGGGTGAAAGTTTAGATATATCTAACTTTGCAGTGGAGACCACACTGAGAGAGAGTATGTATTCTTCATGTTTATTTGGCGAATGTGTTATTGTTGATGCAGTTAACATCCTTACTAAAGCACCCATTATCGGTAGGGACACGATTACAATTAAATGGCGCACTCCGTCACTTGAAGACCTCCCTGAAAATGTAATACATAAAACATTTGTAGTATATGCGGTGACTGATCGCAAACTCAACAACGATAGAGAACAATATTTTGTCCTGAAATTTATGTCAATTGAGGGTATGACAGATAATGTCACTAGTCTTTCCCAGAAGTTTTCCGGTGGTACTGATTCCCTTGCTAGTAGTATATTTCAAACATATGTTAGTAAGGGGCGGGTTATTGGTACGGATAAAGGTACTTCGGGGCAGTCTGAATTAGTACAATTCGATACTCCACATAATACCAATAATTTTGAGTTTATTTCAAATTATTGGACACCCTTCAAATGCTTGCATTATCTTGCCGAAAATTCTATTGGCAATGAATTTAAGATGCCTAACGTATTATTCTTTGAAACGAATAAGACATTTTATTTTACATCAGTTACCTCATTGGTACAGGCACAGAAGAAAGTAAATGTGTTATATGACGAATACAGTTATATATCAAATTTAGACGAGGGTAACGATAATATTTCAAATAGAAGGAACGGCAAATATTCTTATTCGTCACCGTTTATTTCTCGTAAAATGAATACTGTCGAAACAATAGATTACCCGGTACATTTTGATACATTAAAAAATCAAGATAGTGGGTATTATGGCAATGTTACATACTCATACGATTATGTGAATAAGGATATATATAATATAGTATTTGATTACACCGATTCACATGCAGACAGGGCATCACAAAATAAAAACGTGTTACCTGAGTCCTTTCAAACTTTTAAGCATATTACAGAACAAACACCCATTGTCACCGAAGCGATTACAAATCCTTACGCAAAGATCAATTTTAAAGCAGGTGCATCAGGATTGTTCAGTGATAATGACGCATTTGACATTAAACAAGTAGCCGCAGTAGCATTTAGAGATACCTCACTCGCTGAGTTAGATGCAGTCAAATATGAGATCGTAGTTCCAGGTAAAACTGATATTGAAGTTGGTAAATTGATTCGGTTCAATTATCCAAATATCGGTGACAAAGGAAAAAACCCTACATATGACGATTTGTTCGATGATCAAATATCAGGGATTTATATTGTTACTGGTATCCTACATACTGTAGATGTGACAGGACATAAGATGCTACTAGAAATAGTGCGTGATAGTTACGGAGATAAATGATGCAAGGCGTATATCCAGAGTTTACATGGTGGCAAGGTGTTGTAGAGGACAGAAATGATCCGGCTGAATTAGGTAGAGTACGTGTTCGCATTATAGGCTATCACACAGAAGATAAAACTATGTTACCCACATCAGACTTGCCACTGGCAGTTTTGATGAACCCAGTAAACTCGGCATCTATCTCAGGTATTGGATCATCTGCAACCGGTTTGGTTGAGGGTAGTCATGTGATGGGATATTTTGCAGACGGTAAATCAGGACAAATTCCAGTTATTATGGGATCCCATGCGGCACTGTCAATGCAACCACCTGAGAAAAGTAATGGGTTTACTGATCCGAATGGAGTGTATCCACTGAGTGATAACAACTCGGGAAGGAATACTGTACCCGAATCTGATATGCCGCGCCTTGCAAGAGAGAAGATGGCAGAGAAGCATTTTTCTCTTGCCGCTAAAAGAGCAACTAAAATTAGCGGCGTTCCGAGAGCATTTGCACCTGAGCTCGGGCCTAAAGATGAGGCAGTAGATAAACTCCCTAACGTAAGATATACAGAATCTTCTTGGAATGAACCCGATCCACAGGGTGTTGCATCGACCGCGACAACCTATCCTTACAACCATGTAAGAGAATCCGAAAGTGGACATGTGTTTGAGGTTGATGACACACCAGGTGCAGAGAGGTTACATACCTATCATCGAACAGGAACGTTTGAAGAAATACAACCTGATGGAACAAAAGTAACTAAAATTATCGGTGATGATTATGACATTGTAATTAAAGATAAAATGGTATTTATTAAGGGTGACTATAATATTACTGTTGAAGGTGATATGACACTTAATGTTAAAGGTGATTACTACGAGGATATCACTGGTAATAAATTTTCAACTGTACGGAAGAATCGACATACAAAGTCACAGGGGAATGATTTAACAGATGTGATGTCTGATTACGGTCTCAATATTTCAGGCAGTCGGGGTGTAACCGTTGGCTGTAAGGGAACGGGAGCACCTGGTCAAGACACTGAAACTATTAGAGGACCGAGTGTGTCCATAATTGGAGGTGACCACACGACGGTTGTTAATGGTAAATCTATTAGTTCTGCAAACTCCGGATATGATATTGCTACATTGTTTGGCAATTATGCAGTAAGTACTACTGGATTATTTGGTCCAGCCGTTGGGGGTAATATTGAACTTAGGACACCTACGTTAAACAGAATCGCATTTGGTTGCGGCACATTTAACTTAGGTGCATCTATAGCGGCTAACTTGGGTACGCCCACAAACCCAATAGCAATTATGAATACCTATTATGGTAGTAATACGCTAGCCGGAGGTGTATACAGCATTACAACACTATCATACACTGGAGTGCATTCAACATTTGGGTTGACAAATGCCTCAACATCTATTGCGTCTGCAGGCGCGGCAAATATTACAACTGCCGGTGTAACTACTATAACTGGCTCACTGATAAACTTAAACTAGGAGACAAACTAATGAGTTGTGGTCCCGCCCAGCTACTTAAAGACATTAGAGGAGTAACCGAACAGGTACTTGAGATTGCAGATAAAGCGGCTACTCTGACTCCTTATGGCGTAGCTACGACAGCTGGGTTTATCGAAGCCCAGACGATTGCAGAAATCAATAAACAAGTTGCATTAGTAAAACAATTTATTGATAACCCACTTACCGCTATCGGTGCCATTGCTCCTGGGTTACAAGGAGACATACAAAAACTTATTGCAGAGGGGGAAGCAATAAAGGATACCGTGGGTGCCGTGGTCGGTACCGTAGCATATGTTGCTAGTCTCAAAGATAAGTATTCCGATGTTGACGTAGACATTGATAATGTCCTGGGCTTGATGGATGAAGTTTCTAATGATCTAGAACTGCTTTGTAAGATTGTACCAAATATAGCAGACGTTGGTGGGGAGTTAGTTGTCTTGGGATTCCCAGTTTCATTTCCAGATATAGATCCTGGCACTATAGCAAAAGAGGGTAAATTCCCAGATATATTAAAAAATATAAAGGAAGCTCTCAAAGATGTTGAAGTTGTATTTATACCTGATCCGGATAAAGAGGGTATTACTGTATCAGAGGAACCTGGAGCCCCGTTTAGGATTAATGGTGCGAAACGAGATAACAGGCAACGAGCTACTTTCCTAGATGATTTGACAGGCGGTGAAGGTTTTGGGGGTAAGGGATTGTTAGGTGAAATATCCAGCTTGTTAGACACGGTAGAGGGTGTTATACAGTCTATAGAACAAACTACCAACAATATCACCACAAATACTTAAGGGGTTTATAAATACTATTATGGCAGTTAAAACACCAACAAGAATTTATAAAGACATCGACATGAGTTTCGAGTTGAACCCAGTCACGGGTGACATCGGACGCAAATACGATGTGAATGCTGTTAAGCAAGCAATTAAAAACTTGCTAATGACCCCCTATAACTCAAAACCGTTTGCTCCTAATTATGGTTCGCCAATATACGGGCTACTATTTGAACCAATGGACATAACAACTGCGGACATCATGGCTACCCTCATTGAGGAAGCAATTTTAAATTTTGAACCCAGATGTCGTGTAGATCAGATTTCAGTTTTTCCGGAATTTGATGACGGGCTTTATAGAATACAAATCGACTTTCATGTAATTGGTGTTAGAGGTCCACAAATATTCGCCACTACATTGAAGAGGCAACGATAATGCCAGCAGTAGCAATTGCTTCTGGTACCGTAGTAGATACTGCGGGTGCCGGTACTATTACACCGAGCAACGCAACTGTCAGGGCTAATGCTTCTGCTATACTATTAGTAGGTGATGTAGTTTCCGCACACACTGCAGGTGCTACAACACACCCCACTAATGCTATATCGACAGGATCTAGTAGAGTGAGGGTAAATGGTAAGTCAGTAGCTTATAGTGGTTCCGTTGCCGCATGTGGTGGTAGTGTGACAACATCGTTTAGTCCGACCGTTTTAGTTGGTGCATAAATAAAAGTAAAAGAGATCAAAAATGGCAATTAAAAATTTAACTGAATTAGATTTTGATGGTATTAAGAATAATCTAAAACTATACTTGCAAGCTCAAGAACAGTTTCAGGATTATGATTTTGAGGCATCGGGTCTAAGTGTACTAACTGACTTGCTTGCATACAATACGCAATATAATGCCTTGCTTGCACACATGACCTCGAATGAGGCTTTTATTGACTCTGCGGTTAAAAGAAATTCAATTGCGTCTATTGCTAAGACCATGGGATATACTGCAAGGTCAGCTCGTGCGGCAAGTGCAACCGTCAGCCTCACAATCACACCTGACACAGCATATACAAATGGTGCGCTAACACTTTCCCGTGACCTTATCTTCTCAACTAATCTGAATGGTAAAACATTAAACTTTTTCCCAATAAAAGATTATACCGCAACTTTAGAAAACAGAAATGGTACTAATAACTTTTATTTTGAAGATATTGTAATTGTCGAAGGTACTAGGGTATTAAATTCGACAATTATAGAGGATGGTTCGACAAGTGGACCAGTAGTAATGGTAAATGACAATGTTGATACTACTACTATACGGTGCCGAGTTCAAACATCCACAAAAAATACAACCACAGAAACTTTTAACGTTTCAGACAATATACTTGATGTTAAAACAACATCAGCAATATTCTATGTTGAAGAAGGAGTGGGTGGACAGTACCAAGTAGTATTTGGTGATGGGGTGTTAGGCAAAAAATTAGACATAGGCAATGTTGTGAGGGTTGATTATATTGCAACCAACACAACATTAGGAAACGGGGCAAAGACATTTCGATACCCTACAAATATTACAGGTGCAAATGAGACTACTGTAATGACAGTAGGGACTGCCTCTGCGGGTGGTACAGCACAGGAAAGTATTGATAGTATTAGATATAATGCTCCGCGATTTAATGCAACAAAAAACAGGGCGGTCACTGCAAACGACTACAAATCATTAATTTTACAAAATAATCCCAATGTAAAATCTGTTGCTGTTTGGGGTGGGGAAGATAACGTTCCACCAGTTTATGGTAAAGTCTTTGTTTCGTTACAGCCCATAGCTGGACTTGTCATTACACAAGATGACAAAGATGGTATTATTAGGGATTATATTGAACCAAGGTCACCTATTGCAATAACTACTGAATTTGTCGATCCCGAATATTCGTACATTGGTATTGCGGCAAACATAACTTATGATGCAAAGAAAACTACATTGACAGCGGGTCAACTACAAGCAAATACTAAAACAACATTGGAGGGTTACTTTGATACCGAGTTAAATATCCTAGATAGAAACTTCTATTACTCCAAATTAGCATCACAGATAGTTTCCAGTTCGGTTGCAATTGTTGCGGTAAATTTAGAGATTAGGATACAGAAAAGACTCACTCCAACAATGAATGTGCCGACAAACTATGAGTATCAATTTAATAATAAAATAAATCCATTGTCAATAACAAGCAATTTCTTTACTGCAAAAATAAACAATGCAACACATATAGTTTATGTTTCTGACGTACCGGGGGAAGGTGTTACTGCTCCATTGTACAGCGGTGTTGGTAGGTTGGTATTAAAAACTGTTGCAAACAATACAGTTGTCAATGCGGCGGCAGGTACAGTCAATTATGACACAGGTATAATTAATCTAGCTAGTCTTGATATTGTTTCACTGTCAGGTACTGGTAATG